TTCGGCGTCGAGACGGGCGAGGAGAAGCCGCCCACCCCCGAAGAGCTGACCCAGAAGCTGGCTCAGGAGCAGGCCCGAACCAAGGAGTTCGAGGACGCCGCCCGCCAGACCCAGGTCGAACTCGCCGTCTACAAGTCGGCCGGGAAGCACGGCGGCGACCCGGACGCCCTCCTGGACTCCCGGGGCTTCGCCAACGCCATCGCCAAGCTCGACCCGGCCTCCGACTCGTTCGCAGCCGACGTCGAGAAGGCGGTCAAGCAGGCGGTGGAGGCGAACCCGAAGCTCGGAGCGAAGCAGCCCGAGCCGGCCAAGCCCGCAGTCCCCGCGGGCGGCGCGCCGATGAGCGGAGCCCCGGGCGGCAAGAAGCAGCTGGGCGCGGAGGACATCAAGCGGATGACCCCCGAACAGATCACCAAGGCCGTCGAAGAAGGACGCTTCAACGCGTATCTGGGCGGCCGGTAGGCATTAGGAGCCTCCGTGTCGATCAACAACTTCAAGCCGGAGATCTGGAGCGCTCAGCTCCTGACGGCCCTCCGTAACAGCCTCGTCTACGCACAGCCCGCCCTGGTGAACCGCAACTACGAGGGCGAGATCAGCTCTCGCGGCCAGTCGGTGCACATCACCACCATCGGCGACCCGACCATCTTCGACTACGACAAGAACGCCACCCTCAGCCCCGAGGAAGTCGAAACCGCGGGCACCGACCTGGTCATCGACCAGGCCAAGGCGTTCTTCTTCAAGCTCGACGACGTCGACAAGGCCCAGGCCCTGCTCAACCCGATGCAGCAGATGGCGACGAACGCCGCCTACGGCCTGCGGGACAAGGCCGACGCCTACGTCGCCTCCCTCTACACCGGCGTGGCGTCCGCGAACACGGTCGGCTCCACCGCCTCCCCGATCGACATCCACACCAGCTACACCGACGCCTACGACAAGGTCCTGGTCCCGCTGCGGACGAAGATGAACCGGGCGAACATCCCCACCGAGGGCCGCTACGTCGTCGTCAGCCCCGAGTTCACCGGCTCTCTCCTGCGGGACTCCCGGTTCATCAAGGTCAACGAGTCCGGCACCGAGCAGGGCCTCCGCAACGGCATGGTCGGCCGTGCCGCCGGATTCGACATCCTGGAGAGCAACAACACCCCCAACCCCTCCAGCGACACGCAGGTCATCCAGGCCGGCTACCCGGGCGCCATCACGTACGCGGAGCAGATCCTCGAGACCGAGGCGCTGCGCCTGCAGACCACGATCGCCGACGCGCTCCGCGGCCTCCACGTGTACGGCGCGAAGCTGCTGCGCCCGACCGGTATCGCTGTCGCGTTCGTCGACCCGGCCTAAGCCCCTAGGGCATCACTCCCTTCGTGCGCTGATCCCCTAGGAGGACTCTCATGGCGCGCACCGCCGTCAGCTACAGCAACCTCGTCGCCAACTCGCATCTGACGAGCCCGGCCGGCACCACCATCGACTCCACCCTGGTCACCAACGGTGTCGTCATCAACGGTGTCGACCCCGAGCACACCGTCATCCGGGTCACGAACACCGCGACGGGCGCGAAGAACTTCATCGTTCGCGCCGGGTCCGGTACCCAGTCGTGGATGGCCGGTCAGGGCGACCTCACCGTGTCCGTGGGTGCGAACACGGGTAACGAGTTCGTCGGCCCGTTCACCTCCGCCCGGTTCCAGCAGGACGGCAGCACGATGTACGTGGACTTCGAGGCCGGGTTCACCGGCACGATCACCGTCCTGCGCGTCCCGAAGGCCTGGAACTGATGGCGGCGCGCGAGTACGTCGGCGCCGGGGGCATGCGGCTGCACCTGGACGAGCCGCTGTCCGACGAGATGGCCAAGCAGCTCGCCAAGGGCCAGCTGCACCCCGTCGTCGACAGTGCAGCCGACGAGGACGGCCAGGAGGCCCTGCCGGGCGGCGAGGTGGAGCGCCCGGCGAAGAACGCCTCGGTCGACAAGTGGCGCGCCTACGCAGCTTCCCTCGGCATGGACGGAGCCGAGGACGCCACCAAGGCCGAGTGCCAGGACTACGTCCAGGTCCTCGACGAGGCGGGGGAGTAGGGCCCGATGGCGTACGCGACGATCAGTGACCTCGAGGCGTGGCTCGCCCCCGAGCCCGCCCCGGCCAACGCGTCCCGCCTGCTCGAGCAGGCGTCGGATGCGCTGGACAGTGCGCTGATCGGCGCGATGTACGAGCCCACCGACCCCGGCGTCCAAGAGGTCCTGCGCAAGGCGTGCGTGCGGCAGGTCCACTGGATGATGGACCGCGACGACGAGACCGGCGCGAACAACGACCTCCAGTCCATGAGCGCCGGCAGCCGCTCGTTCACTCGCCGCACCGTCGGCGAAGGCGCGGGAGCAGCCCCCAGGATCGCCCCCCAGGCAGTCACGGTCCTGCGCAACTCCGGTCTGCTGACCATGTGGCCTTGGGTGGTGGGCTGATGCCGGGCCCCATCGGACGCCAGACGGTCACGGTCCTCGAGGCCCCGCTCGTGGCCGGTGACTACGGGACGCGGGTCCGCGACTGGGACCACCCGGTCTCGACTCCGGTGTCCGGGTGCACGGTCGACTACACGTCCAACTCCCGCACCCGGCAGGCCGGCGACCAGACCACCACCCGCGCCCAGCTGTACATGCCGCCCCGCGCCATGACCGTCACGACCGGCATGAGGGTGCTGTGGGACGGCCGGACCTGGGAGATCGACGGTGTCCCCGCCCACGCGGAAGGCGCCGGCCCGCTCTCCGGGCAGGTCGTCGCCCTGCTGGAGGTGAAGGGCGCATGAGCGGCACCGACGTCCACATTGAGGTGGAGCTGGACGAGGACGCCATCCACAACCTGCCCTACTTGCGGGTGGTGCAGGACGACCTCGAGCAGCGCATGGACCGGGTCGTGGAGGTCGCCCAGGCGATCGCCCCCGTCCGCACCGGCCGCTACAGGGCGTCCATCCACCGCGTGCCCGAGCCGGGCCCGGACGGCGAGGTGTCCGTGGAGGCCAACGTGCCGTACGCGATCTACGTGGAGCACGGCACCCGGCAGACCGATCGCAACGGTCGCTCCATCCACCCGCCCCGCTACACCCTTTCGACCGCGCTCGACGCAGCCGCGGGCGACCACTGAAGAGATGAGGAACCCCATGGCTGACGGCGCCGAACTGGTCAGGATGCGCCTGACCTTCTGGCACAAGGGCAAGGTGCCTGGTGACATCGTCGAGGTGCGCCGTGACGAGCTGCACCAGTGGCGCGGCTTCGCCGTACCCGTGCAGGACGAGCCGGCCAAGACCGCCGACGACACGGCGGTCAAGGCGCCCGCCAAGACGTCCACGGCCAAGGCGTAGCGTCGTGGCCACGCCGGTCCAGCTCCCCGACGGCAAGCAGATCGCCTGCGACCTGCTGCAAGCCGCCCTCGGCACGTCCGCGCTCGTGGTCGGTGAACTCCCCGAGGGAGACGCCTTCGACGCGGCACTCGCCCAGCACGGCGGCATCGTCAGGGTCCTGCGGATCGGCGGCACCGCAGGCCTGCGCGGCTGGGCCGACAGCTCGGCTATCGACCGGCCCCGCTTCTCCGTCGACTGCTACGCCCCCATGAAGCCGGCCCTGGGCGCGGCCACCCGGCTCGCGCTGCGGGTGCGGGGGGAGTGGGAGTTGCTGGCCGGCCAGTCCACCCCGGACGGGATCGTCACCAGCGTCTCCGAGGAGACCGGACCACAGGACCGCCCCGAGGAACCCAACACAGGGATCCGCCGGGTCGGCATGACCCTGGGGATGAGCGTGCGCCCACCCCGAACCGTGAGCTAGGAGGCCCGTCGTGGGCAACGCAGACAACATCAAGATCGGCGTAAAGGGCAAGTGCTACGTTGCCCCCGTCGGCACCGCCTTCCCCACCAGCCCGACCGTCGCCTGGGGTACGGGCTGGGTCGACCTCGGTTACATGCACCCGGACGGTCTCGAGGAGGCCCTGGGCGAGGACCGCACCGAGATCAACGCCTGGGGTGAAGAGGCCCCGGTGAAGACCCGGGTGAAGTCCCGGGACGGATCCTTCAAGATCACGTTCCTGGAGACCACCGCCGACCTCCTCCAGCTGTACTACGCCGTCGAAGCCACCGACATGACCAGCGTGGCCGCCGCCGTCGGCCCGCCGGCCGTCCCCCAGTACCTGTCCTTCGGCACCGGCCAGGCCTCCCCGGGCATCGAGCGCGCCCTCGGCATCGACATCATCGAGGGCGACAACATCGAGCGCATCATGATCGCCCGCGTGGACGTCTCCGACCGCGGCAACCGCAAGCGCAGCGCGGACGACGCCAGCTCCTTCGAGCTGACGTTCAAGCCGCTCGCCGCGCCCGGCGGCGGCCAGGCCGTCCAGCGGTTCATCACCAACGTCACCCTCCCCTAACCCCTGACTGGTGGTCCGCCGCGCTCACATCCCTGGGCGGGGGCGGCGCGCGCGGACCACCACCCGAAGTCCCCGCCCGGCCCCTGCCCAAGAAGGAACCTCCCGTGTCCAAGCCCAACCGCAAGGTCATCCGCCTCCAGCAGATGCGCGCCCAGATCGCGCAGACCGCCGGCATCAAGTACGTCGACCTCGTCTTCGAAGTCCCCGGCGACGCCCACAACCTCGCCAACCCGGTGGAGAAGGTCTGCTCCTTCCTGGTCCAGGACTACTGGCCCGTCGACGTCGTCCGCAGCGTCGAAGCCGACGGTGAGAACACCAACCTGGACATCCTGCGGAAGGTCGCCTCCCCGCCGGAGGCGTTCGACGACCTCGTCTCCGTCGCCCAGCTCACCGTCGGCGAGCTGAAGAAGCTGCTCGAGGAACTGAGCGAGGAGGCCGGTACGGAGCCGGGGGAAGACTCTGGCTCCTCCAACTCCTCGAGGAGCACGCCGGAGCCGTCCGCGCCGACCTCCAGCGCTACTACCCCGGCCGCCGCCTAGAGGAGTTCTGGGCCATGTCCTGGGGAGAGGGAAGCATGAACTGGTCCGAACTACGGGACCTGGTCGTCGCCCT